GGGGAGGGGTGGTCCGGGTGAGCATTTTAAGCGTCGCTCCCGGCCCCGTTTTGGGCCGCCTGAGGCGATTTCCGTTTGCGGGTACGTTGGACGGGTGCCGCCCCATCCTGGGCGCCATCGAGCGCCGGATGAGGTTCGGACGGGGGTTGCAGGTAGGCCTCCGCCGGATCGGCCTCCCGCCCCCGGAAAAACGCCTCCGCCAGCCAGTCGGGGAGGTCGTATTCCTGGCCCTCCTCGAACGTCTGTGTTGTAGCGCCGCCATCGAGCGTGGCTTTGGACGTCCGCAGCATAAGCACGCGGATAGTCACGATCTCTGGCTCCGGGGGTGGCAGGCCGTAGAGCATGTCAGCCTCAGGAGATCTTGCGCCAGCGGATGGTGATCCCACCAGGGGTCGAGCCGCAGGTGTCATCCGGTGGCTGTTGCCCCCACTTCTTCATGGCGCGGCGCGCGTCGTTGTCTCCCGCCGGCCCGCCGACAATGGACGTAACGAGGCCGTCCTCGGTGCTGGTCAATGGCATCGTGCCTTCTCCTCAAATGGTGAAGGCGGGAGCATTTGCGCTCCCGCCCGATGCCTCAGTTGCCAGTGCCCTGGAAGCGCTTGCGGCAGAGTGCCGTGACGCTGATGGGCAGGTTGCCGGAGTTGTTGCCGGACGGCGTAATGGTCAGGCGCACGTAGCGCTTGGTGCCCACGTAGCCGATGGCCCGCACGATGTCGTCGTTGGCGTAGGTGAAGGCGGTCGATGCCTCCTGGCCCGTGCCCGACGGCAGCATGTCGGAATCGTCCACGGCGGCCGCATCGGAGAGGCCGGAGTCCTCGCCGTGCTCCATCAGGATCGTGGTCGTGGCGTCGGCGTCCGAAAACGTACCGACGGCGATGATCCAGATCAGCGACATGTAGCTCTGCATGTCGATGATCTGGCTGACGATCGCGGTGTCGGCGTTGGTCTGCGTGACCGGCGAAACGCCACGCAGGAAGGCAAAGGGGTTGTAGTCGTCGCGCGGGATCATATCCCTGTCTCCTCAAGAGATTGGTGTGGGGAGAGCGGGGCACGGCGGCCCCGCTCATGGGCTCGCCGATTACGAGAACTTGACGAACTTGATCGCGTCGCTGTCGCGCACGCCGCCACCGACCCGCTTGTACGTGTAGAAGAGCACATAGCCCTTCGACGTGTAGGGGTCGCGAAGCTGGCGGATGCCCGCACGATCGATGATCAGATAACCGCGCCGCCAATCCGCGAGCACGATGCCGAGCGCACCAGTCGTCGTGTAGGCGGCCATGTCGGGGATTTCGTCCCACTGGTAGCCGAGCACGAAGTCGATGATGCCGCTCGCGCCGAGCCGCGCATCGTAGATGTAGTTGCCCTGCTGATCCTTGAACTTGCGGATCGCGCCGAGCGTGAGGCGTTGCCCGCCCCAGCGCAGGTTGCCGCGGTAGCCGGGCTTGAACTTGTAGATCAGGTCGACAAGGTCATCCGCCGGCGACACCGTTGCCGACGCGGTCCGGAACGCGCCGTTGGCACCCGTGCCCACATATTCGAGCTGGCCGAAGGCGCGAGAGGCGTCAGCGGTTGCAGCCGTGGTGTACTGCGTGAACCCGCGCGGCTTGTTCGTGCCGTTGCCGGTGACGAACGCCGTGTTCTCCTGCCGGGTCATCTCGTCGATGACCTTCTGGTCGAGCCAGGCTTCGACATCAAGGCCGGCGTCGTCGAGCAGGTTCTGCGTGGACTTCACGAGCGCGTATTGCTCGTGCACCGGAATGAGCAGCTTGCCGACCTGCGGCGTGTTCGTCTCGGATCGGCTCGACTGCTCGCCAACCCAGCCGGTAGTGGGCTCGTCGCGGTCGATCGGCTCCTCGTAGCTGTTGGAACTGATCGTGAGCACCGAGCAGAGCGCGCGCATGTTGCTCGTCTCGTACAGCTTGTCGATCATCGTCTGGGCGCGGAAGGGATCGACGAAATAGCCACCGTCGGGCGAGCTGCCGACCGACAGGGCTTTCATCTCGTCCGCGCTCAACGCCTTCTCGGTCAAGCGCAGCATCTTGCCGAAGGATTTCGCGTAGGTTTGCCGGGCCGCGGCCGCTTTGGTGACGTCGCCGTCGCCACCATTCCAACGGGAGAACTCGAGATTGGCCTTGGTCTCGCGTGCCGCCGTCTTCGCGTCCGTGACCTGTGTCACGGCAGGACGGTTCGCCTTGCGGTGCAGGGCGTTGATGTCGTCCCGGAGCTTGTCGTGCTCTTTCTCGATCTTCTCGAGGGATGCCTTGAGCAGGGGATCGGCATCGCCCTTCTTCTTGACCTCCGTGTCGATCCGCTTCTGCTCTTCGCGGATCTCGTGGAGGGTTTTCCCAAACCCTTCGATCTGGGTCTTCAGTTCATGCGGGATTGCACCGTCGGCCATTGCGTGGTCGCTCCTAGCGATGGGCTTCAGACAGACGCTGAAGCTCAGTCGCAAGAGCGAGCATGGCAGCAGCGTCAGGTGGCTCGGTACTCGCCACCTCGCCTGCAGCATCTCGCGTGCTAGGGAGGAGTGACTTCAACCTGCTGATTACTTGCAGGCTCTTCGATCGGGTAAGCCCAGCATCTCGCGTGAGCCACCGCTCGAACTCTCGGATATCGAGCGGTGAACCGTCGATCGACGATTTGACCGTCTCAATACCAGCATTCTCATTCATTGGGAACATCACAACTGAAATTTCTTTCAGGTCGATGCTCTTCAGCAACCGGATATGCGGCGAGGTGCGATCGTTGTCCGCCTGCAGCACGCGGTAGCCGATGGACAGGCTGTCGAGCACGCGCGCCTTGAGCATCGCGTGGACCTCGCGCGCCTTGGGCAGCGCGTCGATCATCAGCTGGCCCGTCGCGACCAGTCCACGATCGTCCTCCTTGAGGTCGGTCCAGTAGCCGATCGGCTCGTAGCAATTGTGCTCGTAGAGCATCTTCACCTGGCGAGCGTCGCGGTTGGCGAGCGTCTGCGCGAAGGCCCCTTTGAGCACGATGTCGCCGCCCTGGTCCTCGTTGCCGAAGGTAGAGGCGTAGCCGGTGAACTGGCCGGTCTTCTCGTCCAAGGCGGTCGCCTCGAACTTCGTGAACTTGTACTCGAGGCTAGGCGCGTGAGCCGCAGCCTTGGTCATCATCATCGGATGCATAGCCCTCTCCATCCTCACTGCCCTGCTCCCTCCGAAGGCAGCGAGCCGTAGTCTCCAGTGTCCCAGGGGTTGTCCGGTTCATCCTGCGGCTCCGGACGGTTCAAGATCGGCGCATAGATGCACGTGCACCTGCAGTTGATCACTTGCGAGGGCGGCGCCGTCGGATCGCCCGGGTAGAGCATCGCGACCATGCCGGCATCGAGATCGCGCGCGGTCAGATCGCGGTTGCCGCGCCGGTTGCCCGGCAGCACGACGGGCGTGATCGACCCATCGCTGTTACGCACGAACCGGCCGCCCTGCGTGAAGTCGGGGCCGCCCAGGATGAACGACGCCAGCATATGCACGCGCTGGCCGTTGGCGTTGGCGTGATCCTCGCGGGTGCGATCGTCCTCGGTCGCGAGCCATTCCTTGGTGTAGTCGAGCGGCGAGGACTGGGCTGCGATGTACTGCCCGGCGTTGGCAGCCGTGTGCGTCTCGGTGCGGGCGATGCGGCGGGCCCGCCATCCGGCAATCTCGCCGCCGGTTGCATCCTCGATGGCCGAGGCAATCTCGGCCTCGCTCCAGCCCTCCTCGATTCCGCGCCGGATCACCTCCTGGATCGCCGCCTGGACGCTGTCGCTGATCTGCGTGATGCGGGTGCCGACATGGATGTCGACCCAGTCGCGCATGGCGCTGTCGAGCGTCTCGAAGGCCTTGGTCTCGAGCACGATGCCTGCGGACTTCTGCTGCAGGCGGTGCGCGAACTCAGTCGCGGTGGTGAGCAGCGACGGCCGGAGCACCTGGCGGATGCGGCCAGGCGCCTGCGCCATGACCTGGGCGAGGCCCTCCTTGCCATGATCGCGGTGCATGCGGGCGGCGGAACGCCCGAGATCGACGATGACGCGCTTGAGGTGGTGCTCCAGCGCAGTCTCGTGCGCCACCATCAGGCGTGTGTGCAGCGCGCGCTCGCGGTGCTTGCGGGCGTCGAGCGCGGGCAGCGTGGACATCAGGGAAGGTCGTTGCGCTGGTGCACCGTGCCGGCGAGGTACGCCAAGCCCTTGCCCTTCGCGGGCGGTTGCTTGCCATTGGGCGGCGGATCGGCCTCGGCGTTGCCGCCCGTGATATCGCCAGCGCCGAGCGGGATCTGACCTGCGCCGACATACACATCGTCGCCGCCATCGACGCGCTCGTAGCCCAGCGCCTCGCGCTTCTCGTTGATGGTCAGAAAGGTGATGGCCTGCATGCCCTGCCACATGTCCTTGCGCATGCCGGCGAGCGCTTCGAGGCCGTCCGTGTTGACCTCCAGCACGATGCCTTCGCCGAGCTGCCGCGCGAACCAGTGGGTCAGCTTGGCCATCAGGCGCTTGGCCATCGGGATGACCGTCTCCTGGTAGAAGGCCTGGCGGGCCTCCTGGTAGTTCGAGTAGGTGTTGTCGCCGGGGATGTTGAGCAGCTGAGACGGGATGCCCAGCGTATTGGCGATCTGCCGTGCTGCGTGCTGCGCACCCTCGACGTACTGCATCTGCTCCGGGTTGAGGCCCATCTGCTTCCAGTCCATGCCGCCCTTGAGCAGCAGCGGACGATGCCGGCCGGAGTGGCTTGCCATCTCGTCGATCTGCTGGCGCATCTCGGCGACCTGGTCGGGAGAAAGGTCCGTGTCGCCTTCCTTCGGCGCGAACACGAATGCGCCCGAGGGCGCGCCAGAGTTGCGCAGGATGCCGAGGTTCCAGGCGGCCGCCTCGTTGGTGATGTCGATGGCCCACGCGCACGGCTGCAGCGGGCTCATGCCGTACCAGTCGTTGAGGGGGTTGTGCGTCTTGTCGTGGAGGATCGGCCGCGCCTTCGCATCGAGGTCGATCTCGATGCGGCGCTTGGATCCGCCTGCCGTGTACTCGTAGGCCTCGGCGAACCCGTCCGGCCCCGGGATGACGCGCGTGCGGTCGGTGCGCAGGACGTAGAGCTCCATGCGCCTGAGGTCGTTCTCGTCGGTGCGCTCGATGAAGGCGTTGCCGGTCAGCAGGTAGTTGCTCACCCAGGCCTTGATGAACGCGACGCCGTCCTGGTCCGGATTCGGGTTGGCGAGCAGATCTAGGATCGGGTGTTCCTCGACCTCGGTGCGCTTCTTGCCCTTGCCCTTGTAGGCGATGATGGGGATGGTCGAGACGGCCTTGGAGATCTCGTCGACCGCGTGGTGCACGATGGGGTTCTGCTGGTAGCCCTCGCGCGCCAGCTTCTCGTAGTCGATGCCGGGCCACACGGGGCGGCCGGAGTACAGGCGCGCGATCATGGGCCCCACGGCGGAGGCCTTCTGGAAGAGCGCGCGCGCAGAGGCCCGGCCCAGGAGCGCCTGGCCGAGGTCGGAGAGGTAGCTCATGGGTCGGGTGTGCCTTAGCGGTAGAGGTTGTGAGCGCCAGACTTGCGGGAGACGGGCGTCGAGTCGCTCATCTGCTCGGGATAGATGCTGTCCGCGTCAGGAGCGATTGGCAGGTCGCGGGCCATATCTTCAGCCTGGTCGAGGCCGCGCAATTGGCGCTGAATTTGCTCTTGCTCGGCGCGCAACTCTTCGAGCCGGCTTTCCCTCTCGTCGCGGCGTTCGCGGATCCAATCCGCGATAGAGTCCCGCGTGATCGCATAGATGCCGTGGGCAAAGAATGCGCCAAGCCCGACCATACCGATGCCGGTCAGCAACTGGACGATGTCGCCGATGGTGGACTTCTTCTCGATCTGCTTGCTCAGAAAGTGGGCGCCGGATTTGGTTGAGGCCGGGGCCGGTGCGGCCTTCTCATCGTCGGCGCTTCTCATCGCCCTCGCCAGATTGTCGAGCGTCTGCGCCACCTGATCGATAGAAAGGCCCAGCGCCAGCGCCGAGATCATAGGCGAGTATCCGATCTGCGTGAGCCGCGAGACCATGTCGTCGATCTCGTCAGCGAACCCGGAGAGGGTATCCGATCCGCCTTTGGCTTCCTTTGTCTTGCTCATAGCCTGATGATCCTCGGGTTGGGTGCCTGCGTTGCGAGCATGAGCTCGGTGATGGCCCAGACCCTGGCGTCTACGCGGTCGGGGGAGTAGCCGGCGGTCTTCCTGTCGAAGTCCGTCGTGAAGTCGCACATCTGGTCCTCGAGCTCCTTGAAGTAGCCGACGTGATGGACGCGGCCCTGCTCGTCGAGGTTCGAGACAGGCTCGGCGCGGGTCACTTTCCCGCGCGACGCATAGACGAGACGCACCTTGATGTTGGCGTCGATGTTGCGGATGACCTGCTCGATCATCTCGCCGCCGTTGTTGGCTTCCGCCACGATGTAGTCGGCGTCGTTCATGACGTAGAGGCCGATCGCCTTGTCGGCCCATTCCTTCGGGCTCAGGCCGCGCTCGGACGCATCCGCCAGCACGTAACCGTGTTTGTCTGTGCCGAGGCCGGCGCAGATGATGCCGCACTCGTCGGCGTCCTCACCGCTCGTGACGGGCGGATCGATCGCCACGACGACGCGCGTCAGATCCGGATGCTCGTCGCGACGGTTCGCTGCAAGCCGATCGTAAGTCCACAGCGCGCCGGGCCTGTCGGTCAGGATCTCGGCTTCGAGTTCCTGGCGACCGAGGCGCGTGCCTGCGTATTTCGCCTTGAGCTCGGCCAGGAAGTCGTCGGCGAGGTTTGCCGCGTTATCCGATGTTCGCCCGCGCGTGATGCGCACGAGCGGCAGGCCATCGCGCCCCATGCGCTTGTCGGCCATCAGATCGCGCAGCATGCGGTGCGGCGTCGGCGTCGTCGTGATCACCGTGCGCGGGTCGTTGCCGAGGCGCAGCCCCATGCGGAGCATGTCCCAGGCCGCTTGCCCGCGGCGCCACTTCATCAGCTCGTCGCACCAGGCCGCATGGAACTGCGGGCCACGCAGCGATTGCGGGTTGTCGCCCGAGTAGAGCTCGGCGATGGACCCGTTCGGCCAGTAGACCGTGCCGCCGTTCTTCGATGCCTTGAACTCGACTTTCGACCACGGCTTCTGTGTGGCGATGATGCCGCTGTCGCCGGCAACGCAGACCTTCTCGGCGTCTTCCTTCGTGGCAGCCACGATGGCGATGCGACTAAGCGAGGCCATCGCGATCTCGTGGCACCATTCGGCGCCGACGCGAGTCTTGCCCCAGCCGCGGCCAGCAAGCGCTAGCCAGATCCTCCAGGCGCCTTGTGGTGGCAGCTGATCATCGCGAGCCCAGAAATGCCAGTCGTGCTCGAGGGCTTCTAGTTCAGCCGCGTCCAAAGACGCGAGGAAGGCGTTACGCTGCGCTTCTGGCAGCGATGCGAGAAAGCTTGCCCGCAATCGCACCGCGGACTTCGACGAGGTTGACGACGAAAGGCTTGTCATCCTCGTTGCTCAAAGGTTGCGTGGCCTTGCCCCAGGCGCGATCGAGCAGCGCGTTGGCGGCCGCGACCGATGCCTTGGGGTCCTCCGACTCCATCCAGTAGGCGAGGCGGGCGATGGCAGCGGCCGTGTGAGCCCGCGCGAGATCCTTGACCTCGTTGAGCTGCTTCGGCCTGCCGCCGGGATTGCCGCTACGGCCTTTGGCGAACTGTCCGGAGTTGCCCCTGATACCCGCCTGATCTGAGGCGCGCGTGCGTCCGCGGCCCGCCACGGGGCTGTTCGTGGAGCGAGCGCGCTTCGATTTGCTGGGTTTCTTTGCCATGGGGCTGGAAATGAAAATGGCCCGCGCTGAGGCGAGCCATCGTGCGGCGGCGCGATCCGCCACCCTAGTGAAAACGGCCCATAAACGTGTTCGCCGAATCGGTCAAGCATTTTTCTGCTCGGCCGCATGATAGG